GATGCCTTCGATGGCTAACTCTTGGGCTAGTGACGTGGTGGTGTTACCAGTCGCAAAGGACTTCTCTATGGTGATCGTGTTGCCGATTTCGATGACGGCCACGGTGTCGCGTTGGGCGTCTGTAAGCGTGGAGAACGGCGTCGAGACGCTTGTGTAACGTGGCTCGGGTTCGGCTACAAGAAGGTATTGGGCAAGTTCTAAGGCGGCTGCGTCGTTGTGAACTAGCGCGTCCGAGATCGATTGGGTTTGAATGAAGTAGGTCGCTTGGGAGGCTAGGTCTTCGGCTACTTCTGGGGCTCCGCCGGCATGGGTTACGGATGCGCGGTTGACGACTTGGTTTGCTTCAAATGAGATTCCTACTTGGTCGTATGGGATGTTGGTTCCGTTGTCGTGGAAGTCGGCTACGGAAGCGGAAAGGGTCGTCCCGATTCGATCTTGGAAGGTAAAGGTTCCGTCTCGCGCGACAAATATTCTGCCTTGGACAGATTCGTTAATCTTGGCCATGTATGCGGCGACGGATGTTCCGTTGGGGACGGTGTATGCAGCGGCTCCGCCAAGTAGGACGGTAGAAGCTTCTATGTTGCGTTCACCCGGCAACTGGAATGCGTTGACTTCTGGAAGGTCTAAGACGGCTTCTACGCGTAAGTTTGCTAGTTCTTCTGACACGTTGTATTCGTCCATGTAGGTCTGGGAGAGGACATAGAAGCGGTCGGCGCAAGCCACGTTGACTTCATCCAACCCGCCGAGATTGAAGTCGTAGGTGTAGTCGACGATGTAGCCGTTGAAGAGTTCTTCGCCTTCGCGCGTGAGGATGACGTTTCGCATTGGTGCTAGTCCGGGTTGACCGTTAGAAGTGTCAAAGAATGGACTGTCTTGATTAAACGGATTGAAGACTCCGCCGGCATAGCCGTCTAGGAGATTGAAGTTCATTGAGCCGGCTGTGAATTGGTCGCCGATGTCGCGGCGTCCGCGTGTGACGGTGATGTTTGTGGAGCCCTCGATCACGGATGCGTATTGTGTTGTTCCGTTTAGGACGTATTCGGTGTTGTCTAGGACGCCTTTAAGTGTGTCGTCAAGTGTGAAGCCGTCAACGATGAAGCCTGTGTCAATGAGGAGATCGTAGGATCCCGAGTCAACAATTGTGGCGGCCATTACGCAACTTGGATTTGTGCTGGGCCGTCTACACGGTTCATGGCTTTAATGGCGTTGACGACTGCTCGGCCGATGTCTGCCGATGTGGAGATGCCGCCCGTGACGTTAACGGTAATGTTCTGTCCGCCTTGGTTCCTCATGCGATCTAACGGGATGACGGCTTCTGGGCCGCGTTCACCAATAAGAGCCAAAGTTGGCCCTGTCACGATTCCGCCTGCGGCCATTGCTGGGATGCCGCCTTCTCTTGCTGAGCCTGATCCTGCTACGGCTTGCGCTGCACCAATGCGGCCAAGGGAGATGTGCTCGATGGTGCCTACGTTGTCAACGAACGGGATCGCGTTGTAGGCCCTGATAAGAGCGTTGATTGCCATGATCCATGCGTTAGCAAGATTCTCAAAGCCGCCAATAATAAAGTTGATCACGCTGTTGACAATGTTTCGGAAGCCCTCAAACTTTTTGTAAGCGATTGCTATTCCAACAACAAGTGCGGCTACGCCTGCTGCAATAAGCGAGAACGGGTTGAGCGCCATCGCGAAGTTGACGGCCATAATTGCAAGCGCAATAGCGCCGATTGTGCCGGCAATGGCCAAGAAGACGCCGGGGTTGTCTTGCGCCCAGTCTGCAAACTTTTGGATAACTGGGAGAACGGCTTCAAATGCTGGGAGTAATGCGGCGCCGACTGATTCTTTGGTTTCGTCTAGTGAGTTCTTCAAGATCTTCATGCGGCCTGCGGCGGTTTCTGCCGCGTTCGCGGTTGCTCCTCCAAAGGTTCCGCCAAGGACATTCATGACGTCGTCAAGCGATGCCCCGTCTTTAATCATTGCTTTGATTTCTGGGGAGAGTTGTCCCAAAGCTTTGAAGTTGCCTCCGTACGCTTTGGCAAGAGCATCGGAGACGGTCGCTAGATCCTTACCAGAGCCTTGTGCGATGTCCTGAGCGAGTGCTAGAGCGGTGTTGGCTGTAGTGATGTTCTTAGTGCCTACAAGTAGGCTCTGGAAAGCCGGACGAAGTTCCGAGTCCGCCGTGCCCGATGCCCTTGACATTGCGGCAATGACCTTCTCCTGAGAAGCGACTTGTGCGTCGGTTGCTCCCGTGACGTTCTGCATGACAAGCGCAAGGTTGGCTTGCTCGGCTGCGTCTTCCATGGCGGCCTTGGTCGCGCCCACAAGTGCTACGCCTAAGCCGGCAACAGCGGCGGCCGCTGGAAGTGCTGCTTTCTTAATTGCAAAGTTGGCCTTCTCGCCAAAAGTCTCAAGTTGTTTAAATTGCGCAATGGCGCGCTTGGCCCCCTTCGGGTCGTATTCTGAAATAATTGGGAGGATGACGGCCATGAGTTACCTTGCGCGTAGATCGCGGCTCAAAGCTTCTCCGACGCGGTCAACGATCCGTGCCATTTCAACTTCAAGTTCGCTTTTGTTTGCTTCGTATGCTTTCCACACTACTCGCGACGGCATTCCGTACTTGGCTGTTAGTGCAGCGCCCATGCGATTACTTGATGAGAAGTCAAAGAAGGATGCGGCCGCTCCCATCCATTTGATCGCAAAGGTCGAGAGGTTTACTTTGCCGCCAAAGACTTCTTTGGGCGCTTTGGTGTTAATGTATGCCTTGACTGAATGGTCGGTTGGCCATGGGAAGACTTGGTATGAGCCACGGAGATTCCATTGTCGTTGCCAACCTGAGAGCGGATAGTTCAAAGGGATGGCCGATTGAATGTCGGAGACGACGCCAGCGGTGACGCGTTTGTAGTCCTTGGTGATGTCACGACGAAGGACTTTGTCGATCTTGTTAAGATCCTTGAGCGCTTGACCAAGGCCGAACACTTCTATCCGTGCTTCAATGCCGCCGGCTGAGTCTCTCATTTTTGTCCTTTTTTGTTCTGGTCATTAAGGACTCTAATGATTGTTTGAAGGTCGCGCGCGTCAAACGAGTCCGCATAGAAAGTCGGAGCCCATCCCGTCGCGACTACCAGTTCGGCTAGTTGCCGGCGGTAGCCGCGTCCGTAGGGTTTGGATCGGTTGCGTCCTCCGCTGCGATCTCGACGTCTGGGTTCTGTTTTAACCATTCGCGCCAAGTTGCTGGAAGCTTTTCGCCCTTGATAACAAGCAACGTGTGCACCCAACACGCTAGATCCGATGCACCGATTCCGCGTCCGTCAGACACACGGCGATTCTCTAGACGTTCCCATTCGGCAATGACGAAGAGGTTTGTCGATAGTTGTTCGGTTACTTCTCCGCGCGTAAGGCTGAGTTTGATCTTCATGGTTCTCCTTGTGTCGGGCCGAGGACGGCCGTGATTATGGGTTAGTTACGTCTGCGCTGTAGACGCCGCCAGTAAAGGTCAGGTCTACGGTTTGCAACTCGCCTAGCGATGCATTAATTACTGGCAAGGATTCTAGATAGGTGTTTGTCAAAGTAAAGCCTGGGTTTGTAGCGGAATCGACTGCGGACGTTGGATTAACGATTACTGTAACTTTTGTGCCAACAAGCGGAGCAAGCGTTGCGTAAGTTTCGGATGCAGCATACGAGAGGTACATCGTGACGGTAAGTTCGTTGTTTTCTAATCCGCCTGTGTAGGTGCGTGATGTTGTACCAAACGCTGTGTCTTCGAGCGCTTCAACTGTGCGTGTCAAAGTTGCGGCCGTTGTTTGATCCGACATGTCGACGGTTGCGATTACGACTTTTGGATTTGAGAGGATTGTTGAGGTTGCCATGATTGCTCCTTGAGTTGTGGTTTTAGTTTGACATAGATTCGGGCGCTAGGTGTGGATTACGCCGTTTGGACTTGAGTTGCGACGGTGAGTTCGTATGCCGGCAGGACGGATCCGCCGATGTCGACGTTTGTGGGGCGGCCTGAGATGATGCCAATGTTGAGCGCGTACACCTGAGCAAGCATATTAAGAAGGGACTTTTGGGCGTCTAGGTTGCCGGGGCCTAGGGTCACGATCTGGAGTGTGAAGGTGAGTTTGGCGATGTTGTAGTTAAAGCCTTCAATGGAGTCAATGTTGACGAAGACGCATGGCGGAACGATGTTGCGTGGATCGTTTACAACTTGTAGCCCTGAGACGGTTTGGAGTTTGGCGACTAGGTCGTCGTAGCCTTCGTTGAATAAGTCGGTGTAGGTAGGGACTGGCACTAGGCCACCTGCGGACGATCAATGCCTAACAACTGGCGGATCATTCCGTTGAGTCCCATGACGGGTGCGGTTCCCATTGACTGGAATGAGGCAAAGGAATCCATGGATCCGCGCTGACGGTATAAAGCTCCTCCGTACATGATCGTTCCAAGTTTGACGTCTTGCGATGGGACGGTCGTAAGGGAGTCAACATAGCCGGCTTCCATTCTTCGGCGCCAACAGAATTGAGATGCACTAGACGCGCAAATGGTGAGGAATGTAGCGTCGGCGGCAGTAGCGGTTCCGATCCCTAACCAGTCCTCGATGTCCGTGGCCGTGATCCAAGAGCAAGTCGGGGTTGATGTCAAGGTTCCAGACGCGGCCGTGCGACTTACATCGGCAGCCGTTTTTGCGTAGAGGACTTGGTTAGCGATTGGTATGTTGACGTCGTAGAGAAGATCGCCTTCGGTGTCTACGCCCTCAAATAGATATTGCGGAAGAGCGCGGACGGTGTAGGTTCCGTTGAATGTGGCGTCTACGCCTGCGACGGTGATTGACTGGCCGACCTCCAACTCCGTCGGGGTGAGAAGTTGAAGGACGGCGAAGTCGTCTATGAGGTACTTGTTGGTGACGCTGTATGTAGCCATGAGCGGATGCTCCGCTCTCGACTAGGCCTGTGTGATCTTGCGGATCATTCCTGGAATTGCGGCAAATGTTGAAACGTAACCATAGAACGACATTGTGCGACCCAAAGTCGACGGCACTTCAACGCTCATCAAGCCACGAATTTGCTCATAGAACTCGTAAGCATCGCCTTGACCTTGACCTACGCGAGTAATGATCATGGTCTTAGCAGCAAAGTTGCTGTCAACTACTAACTGCAAGCCAA